TCTTATAGTCAGACTTATTGAGGTAGAAGTTCAGACCGGCATCACCAAGAATAATTAGTGCGGTTTCCGCGGGTTCAAGATCAGGATATTTAGACTTTAAAGTCTCTAAGCGTTCGGCTACCCGACCGTGAGTATCGCCAGTCAAAAAGAACTTTTTAATCAATTCCACTCTCTCCCTTCTTCTTTAAGAGTAATCATATCATCACATTTAGGACACATAATATATCTTGTAATGATAGTCATTTTCATAACATAGTCATCACAAGAAACAGATTTAATATCTTCACCATCGAAAATGAGGCTAGCTCCGCAAGTAGGGCAAATACATTTATATTTAGGAGTTTCAACAATTTCAATCATATCTAAGACCTTCTTTCAATTCTAATACGAGAGAATGCTTAATTGCTTCATATTGCACTTCATCTAGCATTGCTTCTACTTTTGGATCGGGTTTATTTTCTACTTTACTACAAAAATCATCAGAAATTCTAATAATATTATCCATTGCCGTATTAGCTACGACACGAGCATCTTCAAGATTGTAATAACCTCTTTTTACGTCAATAAGATATTCAGGACGATGAGGATGAAGACAATCTTCATAAGGTTCACCATTAATATAACGACCAAGATATTCTTCTACTCTGATTAAATGATGAAGCTGTTTAGGGTCATATCCGAATTTAGCGAGTACATCAACCTTACTTGGATATTCATGTTCCATAGCATGATATTTTTCCATTGCAATACCCTTCATAGACTTAACTGCCTGATAAGGATTGTAATGAGTAATTGCTTCTCTATTTTCTACAAGTCTATTCCAATATGGACGATAAGTAGAATTTACAATCTGAAATGGTGTAAAAAGAATTTCAAGAAAATTTAAATTCTGTTTTTTAAATGTACCAATATATAGTCTAAAATCCTTAAAATCAATATGCTCTTCATTAGCCCGAACATGAGTTGTGCTAACGGGCTTTTTATTGAAAGCAATTTCATCGAGAGTGGGAAGAACAATAAGTTTAGTATCTACATCGCTATTCTCATAATCCAATCCGTAATTTTGACTTCCTTGAAGGAATAAACCTAGGATACGAGATCGGTCAAAGTATTCAAGAGACTCTTCCCAATGTTCATTTAATCTTTTAGCGATATTTTCTTCTCTATTCATTTATATCACTCCTTAATATAAATCTTCACTATATAATTCTAATTCACATTTTTCGCGCTTTACCCATCGAGTTGAAGCGCTTAACTGACCACAATTAATAGCAATTTCAAATGCTTCTTTTCTATCATAAAAGTTCCCATTTTGATCAAGGAAACCTTCAATAACCCCATTAGTTCTTTTAGGGATACCAGCATCTTTCATCGCAGAATAAATAAAACCATGCCGAATTCCTCCAAAAACAGCTCCAGTTTCTTTATCTTTAATCGCGGCACAAACAATCATTTATTTTCCTCCTTCTTCTCAAGCCACCAATTAGCTCCATTTTTATCAAATACAAGAACTAAAGGAGTGAAAGTTCCATCTTCATTTTTAAGAACAATACGAGATTCTCTTGTTTTAGATAATAGCTGTCGTCCTAATCTATCATATAATTGCGCCCAAGTCTTAATCATTTAAATCAACCTCCAATTATTATGTTCAATAATTGCTTGCATATTCATGCGACCGACAGGATTCTGACTATGTAAGCCAAAAAGATAAGTAGTATCAGGAATTTTATATTTTTCAAGCCAATTCAAAATTTCAATATAGTCTCCACCATCTTCAAAGTAATCTCCCGCATCATGGTCAAGATTGATATAGATACACTCATCAGTCATATTACGCTCATAGCAATTTATTGCGGCTTTGGCTTCATTAACGCTTTTAACCCAAACCCAATGATCGGAAGGCGGTGTCCGCACGTCATCCACCCACAGATACATAACAATTACTCTCCTTTATAAGATTTACATTTTTTATTCCAACAAGTATCACATTGACTCTTTTTCCTTTTGTGATTTTTAGGGTCAATAATTGATAAAATTGTATTTAAAGTATTGGGACAAACGCACATATAAAGACATTTATCCTCAACCGCGTCCGCAATTTCTGCTCTTAAATCTTGTTCTTCTTTTGGGTTCATAATTATTTTTCAAAATTAGTCAATTCTTCATAATGGTCAGGATAATCTAAATGAGGATAAATAGGATTGCCATAACAAGTAATGCATGGCCATTCCGCACGGATAAAGCCAAAAGAATTGCTATAACGACAAGTTTTACATCTTTTTTTACAAGTATTTTTTAAATCAGATACCCCAGTGCACAATTCCCAAAGATTTGTCATTTTATTATTAGTCATAATTAATAGCTCTTTTCCCAAATAATAACTTTTTCTCCGCAAGCAGGACATTTAATATATTTAGCCCAATAGCCATGAGTATCATCCCAAGGACAAATATCATCTATACTTTGAATGTCTCCATTTAAAAATCGTAATTTTGACTTGCATTTAGAACAAGTAATTTCTTTTTGAACTCCTGGTCCATATTTGATTACTTCAACCATTATTCAATCACCCAATAAACAGTTTTTCCGTTTCCGCAATTGGATTTACCGACTAATCCACGAGAAACAAGCCCGCGGAGAACGCCACTTACTGACGAAGGAGATATATCTACATTATGAACTTTTTTAATCCATCCAGAAAGTTGAGATGCGGAAACGCACTTATACTTTTTAAGAGTATCAATAACAATTTCTTTCTTTTCCATAAATATTATCTCCTTTAACTTTATATATATATTATAATATAATTTTATAAAAAAATCAATAAAAAGAAAAAGGCGAGGTAGAATATACCTCGCCTTATATTAAACTGAAATTAATCAGTTGTTATTGTTATTAGGAGCAAACTTATTGATAACACCTTCAAGGGTAGTACCACGAAGGAGACGATCAACGAAGTCAGCCGCGGACTCACCATTACCGATCGCATAAGGAGCAATACCAGTAGCAATACTATTGAAGACCTTACTCTCACTCTGAGCCTGAATCGCTGCCACAAGATCGGGCTGAATAGACTTCATAACATCAGCGACAGTCTTAGCATAAGCTTCCTGCTTCGCCTTTTCAATATCAGCAAGAGCCTGCTTTTCCGCGATACGAGCATCAGTTTCCTTCTGCTTACGAGTCATTTCAGCCTCATGAATCGCGTCAATGAGAACCTGCATATCCTTTTCAGCCTGCTTGGATGCCTGCTTTTCAGCTTCCTGCTTGCGGTTGACCTCAGCCTGAATCTCCAACTTACGGCGAGCTTCCTCACCCTGGAGGTTCATCTTATTAATGAGCTTGGTACTAGCAAGTTCATTTTCCTTCTTCTCTGCATCAAACAAAGCTTCAGCAACCTTAACACGGGCTTCTGCATCAGAAAGTTCAAGGCTCTTTTCGACCATATCACGCTGATGGCTTTCAAGGATTTCCGCGATCTCGCTCTCAACAGTAAGAGAAAGAACTTCACAATCCTTTACAAACATACCATTCTCGCGGAAGAAACGACCTTCGTGCTTATTAGAAGACTTCTCAGAAGTTGTATCAGAATAATCAATAGCAATATTACGAACAATGTCACTATAATTCTGATAGAAGTCTTCGATAGTATGCTTTTTAACTTCACGCTTCAGAAGAGAACGAATACGATCGCAAAGGTATTTAACATAATTATCAACAGAGAACCAACTATCCATACAAGCAGGATCAAAGTCAACGCAATAAGAAACCTTTACAGAACATTCAACAAAGTCCTTAGTCTCAACGGAGATAATATCAGAAACCTTGTTATTTTCATAGCGAAGGAATACAGTGTGCTCGACTCGATCAGTAGTCTTAGGCTTACCAGTACTCAGCTGAAGCTCCTCAAGAGTCTGATCATAATCAAGAAGAATAGTCTGTGGACCGCGGACAACCTTACGAGTGCCGTTCTTAGAAACGACATTAACTGCATAACCAGTCCAAACATCAAGACTTACAACACCATCATACTTATTATCAAGAGTAATGGTACGAGGCTTAGTATAAGAAGTTCCGCGAGAGATACCTGCATTACTCTCAAGATAAGCAAGGGTCTGAAACTCACGACTAATATTATTTACGCTATTGGTAACACTATAAGCGGTTGCGGTAGAGCTATCAAGATTTGCGGTGGCCGCCTTGACACTCTTAGCGATAGCCTTTTCAAGAGACTTCTCAGTAAGACCCGCATTATAAGCAAGTGCAGTCTGATTGCCAGGATACCACAGATTGCACTCACGCTGACTCAGCTTACGCTTAACAACGACCTCAGTACGAGGATCGGGAAGATACATCGCAGGACCGCGAACAGTCTTAATTTCACCATTCATGCGGTTCATTACATAAATACCTTCGCCTTCTGGAATGGCAATTGCATGATGAAGAATCTTTTCATCATAGTTAATAATAGCATGCTCAGGACGAGGATAATAAATCATTTGATTATCGCCAGTAATAAACAGTTCCTCACCAACAGGATGAACAGTGCCATCATCATCGGCATATTCCGCAATTACCTTAACATAAATACCAGAAATCTTAGACAACTCAATGGCGCGGAAAATATAACCGCCCTTGGGAGAAGTCACAAAACTCTCAGTAGGTTCAGGGAACACAACCTCGGGGCCGTGGACATAACGCTTATTGCCATCCTCATCCTTGAGAATACAATACTCAAGGCGCTCAAGAGTAACCGCATCACGAATATATCCAAGAGCATCATTATTTTGAAGAGGAATAACTTCAATGCCGGTAGGTGGAATATAAAAGGAAATATCAGTACCCTTAATTACAAGAATCTGACCATTTACATAATCCTTCTTCTCAGGGACAACAACATTACCATCTGCATCAATTACCTGGCCTCCCTCTGCGGAAGCGCTAGCCGCGTCATAAACACGTGCAAGAAGATACTGGTTAGTGCGGAGAGCATGACCCTTAACAACCTTAGCCATCTGACCTGGATAAAGAGCAAAAGAAACAGGGCCAGGAATATTAATCTTACGGCCAACCTCAATATCTTCGGGAAGATTATTAGAGGTACCGACCGTAGGGCGACGACCGCTCTTTGTAGGATTCTTCAGAACAAGATACCAATTCTCAGGAGCAGATGCGAAAAGAGAAATTGCTTCATTGTAACCGCATGGGAGAAACTTCTTACTCTTGGAGTCAAAACGAACAAGTTCATCAGACTGAGAAAGAGAAGTCTTGGTAGGTCCGACATGACAAAGGACATTACCCTTAGTGCGGTCAAGGACATACGCATATTCATTAATGGAAAGAACAAGGTCTTTCTGCATCATATTTTCACTCATATTTTAAGATTTACCTTTCTTTTTATTTTCTATAAATATTATATATTATTTTTTATAAAAAATCAATAAAAGAAAAATGGATTAGATATTTAATTAAATATCTAATCCATTAAAATTACTTGATACAAGCATAACGCTCGCTATTGAGTTTCTCCATCATAAGATCGTATCCAGTCTTTCCAGAAAGGATAGTCTCAAAAATGGTAGGACTCATACCGGATACAAAGGAAATACCATCTTTTACAGTCATTGGAATGTTGTTCTGTCTGGCGTTCACGTTCCAGAAAATAATTTTGGGACAATTATATCCATAAGCATTCCACTTTTTCTCAATTTGCTCCATTACAGTGCTATTAGAAGTTCCATAACTACCACAACGGACACAAGAGTTGAACTCCATGTCGCTAATGATAATCAGATTCTCAGGAATTTCATCCTGGGAACAGTTATTTTTAACAGCAGTTTGAAGCATAAGATCAAAAGCAGATTCGATATTAGTAGAACCACCCCAAGGAGCAGCACTAATACGCTTCACCTTATCGCAGAAATCAACGCCCTCAATTTCCATGAAATGAGGAGTAGACTCAAAAGTGATAAAATGATTAGCAAACGGACCCTTAGCCTTATCTGCGCAATACATGCCAATGGAAATAGCCACATTGATAGGAGCAGAAGCTTCACAACCGGTCATAGAACCAGAAGTGTCAACAAGAGCCATACCATTAAAAGTCTTACCTGCAAAGTAATCAGCGAGATTATCCCAGTACTTATTAATCATAAGACGATCAGTATTGTCCATAGGGATATTGCGATTATAGCCATACCACCCATACCCGCCATAACCCATAAGATCCATAGCCTTAGCAACACACTCATAAGGATAAAGAGCCTTGGCGTTAACCGTAGTGGTTGCATCCTTGGCAAAATTCTCATAAGTGCGGGCACCAGCCTTCTGACGCTCAATATCATGGCGAGCAAAAGCATTCTTATAGATAAGACCAGCACGAGAAGGAATCTTATCGAACTCGATCTTATCCCACTCACCCGCAGACATTAAACGCTCAAGAACATTAATACGCTTACGGAGAATAGAGAGAGTCTTACGATACTGGCGAGGAGTCATATTGAGATACTTGCGGGTCTTCATACCAAGGTACTGAGACTTTGCAGAACTGGTATTCTCGCTCTTCAGCCACTTAGCCAAAAGAGAAGGAGTCTTGCACTGAACATCAAGAGCCAACTGCTCCTTAATAAGGGCATAAGCTTCATTCTCGATAGCAGTACCATCAAAGACGTAAAGATCGTCCCAACGACCAAACTCAGGTACATTCTTCAAATTGCGGATAGCAACCTCAACATCATTGTTAGCGAGCCACTTCATACAGACGCGGAAGAAGCGACGCTCACCCTGACCACCGCGCACATCACGGATATAAAACAGACACTTTAAAGCATACAGAGGATTCTCTCGATATGCCTTCTGGAACATAAGAAGAACGTCTTCATCGCTACGCTTACGCATAGAAGCACCGAGTGCAAACATATCAAGAAGATCACTGGTAGTAGTCTTATGGGTAAGGCCGCCATTCTCAGTGAGAGTATAATTAGTCTCATTCTTCATACTATTCAAAAAAGTATTCATAGTCTTCACCTAAATCTTTAACAAGATTCCTTTCTGAAAATTTAATGGAGGCAAGGGTGAGATTCGAACTCACGAATACCGGCTTTGCAGACCGTCCTCTTAAACCACTTGAGTACCTTGCCATAAAAAAGAAAAACGAGACTTTTATTTAATTAATAAAAGTCTCGTTTGGTGCGGTTGGAGGGATTCGAACCCTCGGCCAATAGCTTAATGGAGATGAAAATGAGATTTGAACTCATATCTTTTCATAAGAAATGTATTTCATTATACTATTTCATCAAGGCTACTGCTCTACCCCTGAGCTACAACCGCGTAAAACAAGACGCTCTTCTTTTTAATTTCATTACAACATAAAAGATCAGTTGCTGGATGCGTCTTTAATAATATATTATAATTTATCTGCTCTCTTAATTTTTTAGTTTTTTCAAACAATCCTCCAAAGAGAGCAAATCGTCTATTTTCTGATATAATTTTCATCTAAACGGCTTTTAATTTCTAGAGCCAAGTCATTTACACTATTCTGTTATATCATACTCATAAACCTACAAGCATTTGATTTTACATCAATCCTTTTATAGAAAACTTAAAATAAGTTAGTAGCACTGGTAAACCAGTAAAAGAATTTTTGCTGTATGGCTCTATGTTAGTTAATTAATCAGGCATTGCAATTTATCATAGACCGAATTAATAACTATGGAGCAGATGAAGGGAGTCGAACCCTCGCCAACAGAGTGGAAATCTGTGATTCTACCGTTAAACTACATCTGCATAAGCATTTTCTTTATATTGTTGAAAATGCTAAACAATCAATAGAGAGAATAAGAATTGAAAAAAAATTTTGTGTGTATACTTTTTATATACTTATTATATCTTATTTTTTTAAAAATGTCAAATTTTCTTATTTCCTAATGTAATATCGCATATAATCTTGATATGCTTTTTCACGAGTAGGAAATTCATAATTTAAATAAGGATAAATTTGCCAACGATACCAACGTGAAATCTCATTTTTATAAAAAGTTTCAAAATCACCTTCTATGGTATAATAATCACAAATATCATAAGAACAAAAAAGTTTTTTATACTCTTTGTAATTATAAGCTTCCTCAGAATTTTTTAATTTTCTACGAACTTTTCTATTTGCGTATTTTTTATATCCGCGATCTTTGCGATCGCCGCTATAAGGTGTTTTCTTATACGAACGGGACATGTCTTTTAACCTCCTTTAAAAGATGTTAAAAGACACCAATACGAACACGCATTATTAGACTCACTCCTTATATAAGATTGATTTAATATAATTAATAGATAAATTTACTGTATAAGGAATAATAATTAAAGGAATATTATTTTTTTTACACCACTAAATTTTATATTGATCTCTATATTGAGTAGATTTAAATTTTTCTTCTGTCTACCATCCACTATTACGATAATGCTATTCACCATTATATTCAATCAATACATTAAAATCTGATAAATAAAAATCAAATCTTGCTAATTTATTCGTATTAGGAAACCTGCAAGTATCAAAACTTTTTTGATACTCATATCTAATATTCAATTTATCAAATATTTCTTGTAATAATAATTCTCCTGTACTTATAGATTTTAAACAGATTGGGCATGCCAAACCTTTATAACCTAATAGACTATCAGTGCGTTTATTGATAATATTTCCACATTCGCATTGACATTCCCACATCTAATTTTTTAAATATTTAAGAATTTTTAATTTCCCAAAATTCTTTCCTATTAAGTTATTAGATAAAGGACGACCACCAATATTCGAATTACAACTACACTATTTATGTTCTCGTCTATTAAAATTAGTAGTAGAAATTTCAAATTCATTCCCACACTCGCATTTACAAATCCAATATAGATTTCTATTATCTAAATGTTTAGGAGCTTCTTTGATAATTGTTAAAACTCCTTTTTTCTATCCTATTAAAGAATTTTGAAATTTATTACAATCACACTTTTTAATATTTTCATTAAAAACTTTTTTCAATTTATGCTAAAAAATTTTCCCACATTTTAAACACTAAAAAGTACAATACCAATTTCCACTATTATCTTTATAATCTCGAGAAATTAACTTACACTAATTCTAGATATCTCCAGGATTATATTTAAATTTTGCCATATTTAATTACTCCTAAATATACTCCTAAAATGAAATAGAGGAAGAGAGGAGTATATCTCTTATCAAATAAGGAGCGACCTTATTCTATCCTCATATTTTGGTACGGGAGAGGGGATTCGAACCCCCAAGTTTGATGTGATCGCGCCGGCGGATTTTAAGTCCGATGCCTGTTCCGTTCGGCTACTCCCGCATATCCGATTGTTTTAACAAGACCCTTAAATAATATCCTTGAAGTTTAGTAAAGATTTATTTTATATTTGCTGATAAAGGTCTTTTCTCATTTTCTATATATATTATATATTAAATTTTTAAAAATGTCAAATTTTCTTTCGAGCCGATGTAAAGTATTTTTACTTTACACGCCCGCGTCCTCACAACTTATATCCATTCTATTAAATTTACGCAAATCCGCGATCTTCCAATTATAAGAAGGCTCATAAGTTGCTGTTTTCTGTCTACGTCTTCCCTTATTCTTACTCTTGGCTGAACACATAGGACATGAACAGTGAACTTTATTTTTTGAGTACTGATGTAAATTATTATAATAAGGATGAGCAATATCACCATACACTTCTCTGGTGATTCTACGTTTTCTTAATGCTTTTCTTTTGGATACATCACGATTATAAGCACGAGAATTAGGTTTCATATGTTATCCTCCTTATTAAATTTATCTGGCGCGGCCGGTAGGACTTGAACCTACAATCGGCGCTATGAACGCCGACACTCGCTTTCCAGGCGAGCCGACTACCAATTATCGCACGACCGCATATGGCGCGGGCGAGAGGATTCGAACCTCTGGAGGGTTATCCCTCGCCGATTTTCAAGACCGGTGCAATCAGCCAAACTCTGCCACGCCCGCATATAAAGGAGAAGAAAATCTTCCCCTTATTTATTACATCTCCTTAAGGAGACAATTTACTTCATTCTCGGCAAAAGACTTATCACGAGAAGCATCGTTGAAATAACTCACCATCTTATCATAATGAGCCTGAGCCTGATCCAGAAGCATCTGAGCTTCCTTCATCTTATACTCAGCACGCTTCATACGCTTCGCGGAAACCTTCGCATTACAACGCGCGGCCGCGAGCTTCTTACCATTGTCAATATTATAACCATCACGAGGATCACACTTCGCATAACCCTTGACAGTCCGACCGGCATACGTAGAAACCGCGCTCACAGTCTTTTTACCCTTGGGATCATTGTACTCATAAAACTTATACTTGTCCAGAGAATAATTCATAATTTTACACCTTTTACACATTTATTTTAATCTTTTGATTAATTTTATATATTTATTATATGTTATTTTTTATAATTTGTCAATTATTTTGAAATTTCCATTTATATTTAGCTGCAGTCTATCTTCGACCAGTACATACTTCAGTAATATGCTATTTAATTGTAGTATGTTTACATCCAGTTAAATTGTTTTCTACCATATATCTAGCAGCGGCACCCACTGAAGGAAAAGTTTGTAAATATTCTCCTTTTAAAGAATACATATTTACTACTTTACCATATTTTTTTGTTTGAATGTCTTGACAAGAATTTATTGGCTCATTATTTTGATGCAATATAAATGAAACGCTATCAGGACTTATATTTAATTTTTTAGCAACATCTTTTATAACGCCTATTTCTCTATAAATGGCGATAACTAAATCATAATCTATATATTTTTTACCGTCTCCACCCATAGTAGCATTATACCCGTTTTTAAAAGAACCCAATTTTTCAATCCAATAAATTTCTCTTTCTTCTGGATTGTTAGTCTCTTCAATTAGCTCAATATGAAAATGTTCTACTCCATATTTTCGCATTGCCGAATATAATGGACGTTTTTCATTGTGTTCTCTAAAAGCATCTTTACAATGTTCTTTAAAACGTTTCTCAATAGAAAATTCAGTTTTACCAACATAAATTTTCTAATTTATGTCATTAATAATCTAATAAATGTATGCCATAATTAAATAGCTCCTTTTTATTTTATTTAAGCAATTAGTAAAAACAGTTACGCCACGAGAAGGCTTGCTTAATGTAACCGAGCTGGAGACAGGAATCGAACCCGCAACCTACTGATTTGTTAGCCAATGTTTAATCCTTAATTAATTTAATTTGTTTGGGAAGTTCATAATCAACTGCATAAGTAATTCCCACCTTTTGACCATTTTTTGGAGAAACAAAACGAAGTTTTTTTGAAACAGAGCATTCATTTATTGGAATTAAATAACACATATTATTCCAATAAGTACAAAAATAATCTACTTCATTAGCAGTATAACGACGCTGTAAATTAGAATGAGTATTACTTCTTGAGCTTCTACAAGCAAATTCAATTACTCCAAAATCTACTTCTCGTGAAGTTTTACATTGCACTCTAATTAATTTACCATTAATATCTGCAATAAAATCGTATCTTGAATTTTCTCCATAAGGAATACTACATTGATAACCTAATTCATAAAATGCGCTAATACATTTTAGTTCAGTTAAATTACCTTTTTGTTTCGAAGTTAAATTCATTTTTATTAAATTTGGCTAACAAATCAGTTGCTCTACCTGCTGAGCTACTCCAGCATATCGGCACTAACGCAGTTCCCGCGTTCTTTCTCCCAATCTCTTTAACTTATCAATTAAAAAGTTCGTTGCCGAAAGAAAAAGTATAAGAGAAAAACTTTTTAAAATCTTTCTCTCTCAACTTTCTATAAATATTATATATTATTTTTTTAAAAATGTCAAAAAATTTTTAAAAATAGTTTATTGAAGAAATTGTTGAGATATTTTTATAATTAATTTTCTATGGTCTTTTGGACCAATTATCCGCAATTATTAAATCTTGCGTTTCATCATCATAGCCAATTACAGTAATTGTATGATTAGAATATTTTTCACATTTCCAGAAAGACAGGATAACTGGCTTATTCATATCAATTAAATTTTTAATTGTAGTAAAATTATATCCAATTTCTTTTAAATATTTTGAACTAGTTTGACATTTTTGCTTAGAAAAATATTCTAAAGACTTATTAAAAATATTTTTAATAAGTAAAGGATTAGTTCCTCGTTTTTCAGTGTAGCAATATTTTTTTCCAATAGATTCAACTACTTTATAAATTTCTTTTTCAGAAGGAGTCCTAAAACGAGTATAACAAATAGATGTTATACTCGTTAAAGAACAATTGCGTTTATTACCAAAATCTTCTTGATCTAAGAAAAAGAAAATTTTAATGTGGTGTTCCATTAGTCACCCCAACAGACCGGCATTGTGACCCAAGCAGAGCCATTATAATATTTAAGGCCAGAATCTGATGTAGTATCTACCCAAAGAAGTTTCGTATCTGATGGGGCTGTTGTGCCTACAGAAAAAACACTTGTCAATGCGGTAGAGACAGTACTACTTAATGTTTTTAAATCTTCTGAAAGGCTAGATTGCTAAGTTTGTAAAGTATCTAATGTTGTAGCGGTAGTTGTATTCGCGGTTTTTAAAGAGCTTATTTCCCCATTTAAATTCTAATAACTGGTTTGAAGTCCAGAAACATTAGTATTTAAAGTTGAAGTAGTTGCTTTTAAAGTAGAAACTTCTGAAGAAAGAGTATTAACAGAAGTTTTAGTCGCTGCACCAATATCAGTTAACACTTCAGAAGGCTCACGATAATAAATCCAACCATTATCTAAAGTAGCAAATTTACCTGCTTTATTAGTAGCGCCAGTAGTCTATAGTAAAGTACCAGTTATTTTACCATCTTCATTAATTGTTGCATCACCAATAGTTACATCAGTTTGATTGTTTTCAGTTGCGCTAAGTAACTGTTGAAAAAGTAAGGGTTTAGACATAATCATTTACTCCTTTCTTAAATGTTAAGACCAAGCGACAGGAACAGTGGTCCAAGTGCCAGTGGTAGAAGTTCTATACTTTAAGTAACCAGTAGAACTCGTTGTATCAACCCAAAGCAATGGAGTGGTTCCAGAAGCGGGGGCTGAGGTTCCAATATAAATAGCATAATCAGTAGTAGTTCCAATTACAGGAGTTTTATCTATGGTTGCCCAAGAACCGTCTGCGCGCAAATATTTAGTAGTGCTGCCATCTGATTTTGGGACAATACCATTTTTAGAGCTTGAGAATAGTCCAATAGCACTATCATCAACATACTTTTTAGTAACTATATCACCATCAGCAGAAGGCGTATAGCTACTGTCCATAGTAATTTTACCATCTGCGGTCATTATATTAGATTTATTTTTATAAACTGCTTGCTATACATCATCAGGAATGGTAGCTAATTTATCATCAATTTGTTTAATAGCATTTGTTACTTTACTATTAATATCAGAAGACGCGGAAGCTACTTTAGAGTCCATATCAGAACTAGCTTTTTCAACTGCCTATTGGATTAAAGCAAGTTTGGCATCAACATTGACTGAAGCAGCACCTTCAATACCCATTACAGTGAGATAATCACCTTTTTTAGCGGTCCAATCTACTAAAGTAAGAGTATTATCACTAATAGTGTAGTTATCAGTTTCTTTCATCATTACGCCATTGTAATAAGCGGTTAATGTTCCAGAATCATTATTGAAATCAAAAGGAATGGTAAATGTTGATTGTGTAGCATCAGTTACGGTAAAAGTATATTTATTAGTAACAGAATGGTAATCAACGCCTGCGGTCGCGGCGCTAATAGTCTTACCATCACTCTTTAAGATACCTGTTGGAAGAGATACTAAAGTGGCTTCAATAGGAGTTTCCCAATCTTCACCATCAGAGGTTTTTACAAGAGCATCGCCCGCGGTTCCGCCATCGGGAAGGGACTTAGGAGCATCTGCCCATTCTTCTCCATTGGCGGTCTTAGTGAAAATTTGGCCCGTTGAACCGGCATTCAAAGCGGGGCTCATATAATCGGTACCTGCGACGGCCGCGCTTAAAGTAGTGCCATCGCCTTTGACTAGACCATTAGGAACATCTATTAAGGTCGCAGTTTCAGTTTCCGCAGATGTAATATTACCTGCTCCATCTCCTTCAAGGAGTCCTGATGCAGTAATAGTTGATTGTTTAGTTTTTAAATCTGTTTTAAATAAAGATATCAGCTTTTTTAAAGCAGATTCGCTTAAAATTTTCATTATTTATCTTTCCTCCTTTTGGATTAGGATACTATTGTAAATGGAATTTTGGACATATCTAGATTAAGCGCGGGCCGCACAACAGGAGAAATCGTCACAGCATTGTAGCCCAAGCTACAACTGCTACCGTACACATTCCAAGCAATGCGAGAATTGTCGGCACGAGAAGACCGCAACCATAGATACTTAGATACTTTTGTTGTACTATTCCAGAACAATGTCATCAATTCGTCAGAAGTAATACATACTTTCTCAAAATAATCAAATATATCTTTCAAATCTAAAACAAATACATTCCTATTACCTACTGTAACACTGCCTACATCATCGGCATTATTATAGTCTGATTTAGACTAGTTATATTGATACTGATATGTATAAGTTGGAGTGTTTGGAGTATTTGGTTCGTCATAATACTTATAGCAATATTGTACTACGTTCTCGGGCACAATAGCAGCCTTAGCAGCACTAGTTAATGTACTATACCAAGTTGTATTCAAATACGTATCTAAAGTAGAACCTTCGTACTTCTGCGCCGTAGTGCTTCCAAATGTAGTAGTCGTACTTGTTTCGTTATATTTGCTTGTAAAATCATCAAACATGCCCATAACCTTACAAACACTACCATTTACACTCAATACTCTATACTGTCTTTCAGTACCGTCCAGATTCATCTTTATAATTGAACCCTTAGCAGGTGGTGTAAATACATACATCGCTATCTTATTTTGATTCACCAAAATTTTATTATTTAATGTAATAATTCCCATTATTCCACCCCATTATAGATTGTTTCAATCTCAGTATCGGTGTATTCTGCAATATCATCCATGCCAATTAATTTTTTAGCATATATATTAATTATCCATCTCTCTCCTGGGTTATGCAAATAAGCACTTATCATACAGGAAGTAGTCCAATCAACTCCAAAAAAATAAATCGCATCATTAATTTCATAATATTGATCTAAAACGATAGGAGACAAAATATCAATATTTTCATTCTCAGAGATAGGAATTGTTATTCCTCCAACACTTGAGCTAATTTCAATTCTATAGCTCCAAGGATAAATGAGTATTATAGGAAAAAATTGTTCCATTTCCGTACTCATTATATTAAAAGAGTTGGGATATGACGTTTCATCTACTTTTTCAGTGGTAATTATGTCTATCAGTATTTTATTATCGCTGAAACCTAAATCATTAACATTAGTTGTTCCATCGCCGATTTTTATTTTATTTAAATCATCATAAATGATAATTTCGCCTTTTAAAGGAATAAAATTAGTCGCTTTTGCCCAATTCGCGGAAGTATCGTGCTTTTGGACTATACGGCCTTGGTATGTTTTATTAGCCATATTATTTTCCTTTCTTTAAAAAATTTTTTTTATTTTTCTTGCTTAACCGCGTTTGCTTGAAGCCAAGTTAGAAGATCTCCTGTGGCAGGTTCATCAAGAATAATAGTACGGTACGCTTCATCTTCCCAAGTTGGAGGAGTATTATCAGCTGTTAAACTATATGTTAAGGCTGTTGTGATTTTATCGGTAGAAGAATTTATATATTTTAATATTAATCCAGTAATCATTTCTGTACCTCCTTAGGATGTTTCTATATTTATTTTATCATAACGATCTCCATTTGAAACAAAATTAACGGCAAAATCACCATTACTATCAGTATTAAGAGAATCTAATTTCCTTAAATCAGCAATGCTAAAATCTTTACTAAATTTATTAAACACCCACGTTTCAGTAGTATCAATAACAGGCTCAGTCGTAGACCATTCAATTTTTGAGAGATCAATATTAAGCGCGGGTCGAACAATATGAGAATTGAGAATATAGTTGCCGCCCAAGCCACCATAGTTCCCATTCACACCCCATGCGCCGCTAGAGGTGCCAGCATCAGAAGACCGTACCCATGGGCATTTAGATACTTCTGTTGTACTATTCCAGAACATTGTCATCAATTCATCTGAGGTTATACATACTTTCTCACAGTAATCAAAGATATCCTTCAAATCTAATGCAAACACATTACGCTCTCCAACTACTACATTGCCAACATTGTCAACATTTTCATAATCTGAATCAGACCAATTATACTGATATTGATATGTATATGTTGGAGTGTTTGGCGTATTTGGTGCGTCATAATATTGATAACAGTATTGTACTATATTCTCAGGAACTATTGCTGCTTTAACAACATCATTTAATGTATTATACCAAGTAGTATTTAAATAAGTATCAAGTGTGCTTCCTTCATACTTCTGAGCAGTAGTTGTACCGAATGTAGTTGTAGTACTTGTACTGTTATATACACTAACCAAATCATCAAACATTCCCATAACCAATGCTACATTACCATTACATTTTAATACTCTATACTGTCTAGTAGCACCATCAAGATCCATGTAAATTAATGTTCCTTTATTTACAATAGGAGGATCAGGAGCGACTACCGCACGTACTAGAGAATTATTTATTTTTAATAAATTGCCCATATTAAGAATCCTCCTTTACTGTGAAGGAAATTTTAGACATATCTAGATTAAGCGCGGGCCGCACATCGTAAGAACCCACCACATTAGAGCGGCTCAAGGAACCACTGTAGCCATTCACAAGCCAAGTGCGGTAAGAAGCGTTGGCAGCAGAAGACTGCAACCATAGATATACATCAGAATGTTTCACTTCATCATTCCAAAACATCTTCCATATATTTACATTTCTCAATATAGCACTTGTATCAACTCTTATAGATTCATCACTCAAATAGTCTATTATGTCCTGTATGCTAAGTGCGAATACATTTCTATAACCTATATTCAAAGTTCCACCAGCATACTTGCTAATAGTATAATTTGAAGTACCAGGCACAGAACTTCCATAAGTACCACTATAATCAGGGTCACCACTATCTTCCCAATACCAAGCATCACAGACTACTGACTCAGGTACAATAGCATTCTTTGCTTCTATAGATAATGTATTATACCAAGTAGTATTCAAATATGTATCCAGTGTAGAACTCTCATATTTCTGTACAGTCAAACTGCCCATCGTGGTCGTAGTACTCGTACTATTGTATACGCTCGTCAAATCATCAAACATACCCATAACTTTACAAATATTCCCATTCATACTCAATACTCTATATAGTCTCTCAATACCATCGAGATTTAAATATATAAGATCACCTTTTTTAGGTAATTTTATTGTTGGAGTACTTACTCTTATCAAATTACCATTTTCCGCAATATTAGTATCATCATTAACCGCGATTAAACTATTATTAGCAAGAACAATATTTTTATCCTATAATAATATTTTCATTAATTATCTCCTTTCTTTAAGGAATAAAAAAATATATGGGATAGCACCCTTTTAGTAAATTATAAAAAGATACTATCCCATATATTTTTTATCTTTCTCAATAATCATTTCCAAAAGAGCAAAGTTAAATAATAAGTTATCATTTTCAAACTTATTCTAATATATACTAAAATAATTATTAAAAAATTATTTATTTTAGTCCAAAAAGAAAAAGGCTCTCAATTAAGAGAGCCTTTAATTAAATATTTACAGTAGAAGTACCGCAATCAAAAATAATATATTCAGTTTGCGCGAGCGCGTCAATAGTGGGCATACCCCAGGAGCCGTCCCCTTTAAGAAAATTGTCCTTGTTAGCAACCGCGGGCGCAGGCACTAAACCTTTCGTTCCGGCAGTGGAGCTAGTGGCCCCAGTCATTACATCGATATTATTTTGAACAACAGTCCAATTCGCGATATTAAATGCGGACTTATAATCACTAACACATATAATCATATCTCCTGGTTCAATCTTTCCGAGAGAACTAAGAGTAAATGAAGCATTAGATTTATAAGTCCAACCTGTTTTATAATTAGTTAAATTTGTGATATCGGTAGCATTTGAAACCACACCTTTAAACACAAGAGAAGAAGCAAGAGTCGTCTCAAGCGTATCGAGACGACTTCTTGCATCAGAGTCTTTCAGGTGGTAAATGACGCTACCTAAGTTGATTTTAGAAATCAATTTCATATTATCTGCCATTTACTCACCACCTTATATTAAAATTTAACTAAATTAAGCCTTAGCGACAGGAGAGACTTCAATCTCAACAGTCTTAGCGGTCTTAGTGATAACGTCAGTCTCAGGAGTGACAGCAACACTGAACGCGGCAGCGGCATCGGCCTTATCATAGGTAACACCAGTGACAAGAGCATCCTTGACCTCAGTACCAGCAAAGCCAAGAGTAGCATCAGTGCCAGTGAAGGTAGCAGCATCAATCTCAGGCTTGACATACTCAACCTTGTTAACAATAGTAGCACTATTGGTAGCAGTGAACGCGACTTCCTTGAGAGCGGTGTCAGCAGTAGTAGCAACAGCATACTTGCTACCAGTGAAGACAGGAGCATTAGCAAGAGCAGCACCAGAAACATTGTTCACAGTGTCAGTAGCAGCAGTCTGAAGCTCGTTAGCAACGAACTCATCAGAAGCCTTGGAACCACCAAAGAACTTAGTAGTATCAATAACAGTAGCAGAACCACCATTGAAAGTACCAAAGTTAACATTACCAGCATTGAACGCGCCCTGAGCAGTAACAGCATCAGAAGTACCAGCGGCAGTAAAGACTAGGCACTCAGCATCATCTTCATCAAGAGAAGCAACAATACCCTCAGAAGCAAACTTAGCCTTAGAAGCTTCGCCAAGAGAAGGAGCAGTATAGTCAGCACCAGTCCAACTAGCAGCCTTACCAGCAGTATAGAAACCAGTCTGGATAGCGGCAGGAGTGAAAGCGCCCTCTTTGAAGGAAGCAACCTTACCACCAGTCAGGCCAGTAGCAACAGTCTTCTCCTCAGAAGTGAGAGAAATCGCAGGAGCACTAACAGTACCCTCAATCTGGACACCATCTTCAGAAGCACCGAAAGCAGCAGTCTTCAGAGCGGAGAAAGAACCACCCTCCTTAGCAGCAACAGTACCAGCAGGAGTATAGGTGGTAGTACCAAGGTCAGCCTCAGTCTTGGTAGCAGAATCCTTGAGAGTGACTTCAATAGAACCACCAGAAATAGCAGAACCAGTAATCTCACCAGCGGGAGTGTAGTTGCCCTTAGTAAGAGTAGCAGCGGTGGCTTTGGAAGTGACAGCAGCATTACCAGCAACAGTGACTTCCTTCATGGTAATAGAGTCGATAGTCTGAAGAGTAGTAGAACCCTTAGCAGTATCAGCATAGGCCATAGCACCAAGACCAAGAGCCTTCTGAAGGTCAGCAACAGAAATGTTCTTATCAAGAGCAATACCAGCAATAGTGGTCTCCTTAGAAACATAACCAGTTAGGTCAGTCTTAGTAGAACCAATCTTCTCCCATGCGTAGGTATAAGCCTCGGCTTCACCAGAACGAATAGTAATCCACTCAATGTAAGTACCAGCAGAAGCATTCTCATCAGCAACCATGTAAATCTTGTACATAGTGTCGGCAGAAGCAACAACGGCAGGGCCAGCAGCGGTACCATCAGGGTCGATTACGACGTCGAAACTATGAATAGCACCGACTTGACCATCAACATAAGCCTTAACGGTAGCAGCATCAACAAGGCCTTCACCAGAAATATTGGCAGCGACAGCTTTCCATGCGGCAGCACCAAGAGCTTCAAGACTATGCTCACCAAGAAGGGTAGCAAGGTTTGCACGACCGACCGCGTCTTTTAAGCCGACAATAGTGCCATTAGCCAGTTTAATTTTAGAAATATAAGTCATATCAGGCATATTATATATCTCCTTTAATTTATTTTATTTCTTAATCCCAAGGGAGATCAAGAGTTAGACATTCTTTATCTTCGTCGTCTAATACGAATTTAATAGAATTTACACCATCTGTAATAGCTTTTTGAGTCATTGTACCATCTATATTAATTCCAGAAGTTTGATAAAGTTTCATAATACCAGCAACATTATCTGTAGCTTCTGGAGTTAAACAATAATAATCATTTCCGTCCCAAACATAGGCAGAAGATTTTCTATTCTTATCAATATAAATTTTTACTTGACTTTTTTCTAATTCAGTTGTGTAAGTGCTATCAATATAAAATTTATTATTAAGATAATAACCAGTAAGAATTACATTGTTGTTATTATCAGAATAAGTTAATTGATTATAGGTATTAACTCCATCACCAATTTTAAATCTTAAACCATAGTTCGCAGTATCGACTAAACAAACTTCACCGCGAGCGGGAATGAAATTATTACCTACTTTTTCGTAATTATAATCATAATCACGACGTAATTTAATAATAGAATTAATCTATTTTATATTAGGCATTTATTAGCCTCCTTTCTACCTTTTTAGGCAGTAGGAGCACTACCACCATCAATAATTAAACCATCAAGAATGTCAGTTAAGTCATCTTTGTTAGGAACTTGACTAAATTGATTATTATTAATAACATTATAACTAATCCAGTTACCATCCTTGTCTTTTATTGAGATAGTTTCACCTTCATAGTCACCATATTTAGCAACCCAAATACGTGCTTCAGATTCGCTTTCAAAACGAGTCTTTTTAACGATTTGTTTTAAATTGCCTTTTTCATCATAATAGTAAACTTCTCCACTGTCTTTTTCATTATTAGTTACAATAAGAGCTTCTTCAGAAATAACACCTTGAGCAATACTATTATTAATTTTATCTTTATTTACATATGCTAATTTAAACATCAGTCAATCCTCCTTCCTCAGATTTTTGCAGTTACTACATAATAACCATCAATGTAGTCCTGCTCATATCCATCGGCAATTATTGCTTCTGGAAGCTCATGACTGAATCTACCACCGGAAACAACAAATTCAGCATTACCGTCAATAGTAAATAATTCTTTACCAGTGCCTTCAAAAGTACCACCAGTAATTACCGTTTTAGCAATATTAAGATTATCGTTCTGTTTCACAGCTTGAATAGTAGCATAACCATCATTTGTTGAGAAATAACCTCCATTAATGGTAGCAATTTTACCTACATTATAAATCATGCCATAGAATTTACCATCATTAATAGTTAAAATACCATTGTCATCATTTTTGATAGTGGTATAAGCATCAATAAAAGTACCACCATTAATAATTAATTCAGGATTTTCTACATTTTCACCATCAATATGTTCTTTACTATAATTATAATAACCATTATCAACAAGACTGGACAATCCTCCAGGAGAAGAGAAAATACCATCATTAATAGTCATATAACCATGATTCTTTAAAACGTATCCTCCGTTACCTTTTTCATCAATAGAGCGAGAATAAGTGCCATTTTCAATTGTAGCATTACCGCTACTTTCAATAACTGCTTTACCGTTTTTATTACATTCAACATTACCATTACCAGTTAAAGTAAGGTTGCCCGCGGATTTAATTACAACAGGACAAGTATTGTTATTAACAATAACAGCATTATTCATATCAACAGTGAATTTTTTAGTCGCGGAAATTGGTTCATCGACATCAAGACCGCCACTCAATTTAATAGTTCCACCATCTTCAACAGCATCAATAGCTTCATTTACACTAATAAAAGTTTGACCATTAACTTCAACAGAAGTATCATTTGCGGTTTCGCTATATACTTTAATAACATCTAAATCAGTTTTTAAAGCATAATTATCAAGCTCAGACTTCTCAACATAATCTTTTGCAATTTCTGTCTTTACATCTTCTACCTTTTGGCCCAAATCATCAACTTTATTATTTATATCATTAATATTTTGATTAATTTCTCCAATAGAAGAGTTAATTACTTCAATTTTCTTATCTAACTCAGCAGTTAAATCATTAATGCTAACTTTGATAAGATTCGCGGTTTCTTCTTTAGTATAATAATTGCTAAGATCGACTGCGTGGAAAATTTCCCAACTATCGCCATCCCAAATGTAAAGGGTGCGGTCCGCGCTTACTTGATAAATATCACCAGTTTCTGCAGACTCAGGTAAATTGCTTTTTTCAGCAACTGTACCAATAAAATGAATGGCACCCTCATTAACACCAACGTATTTGAGTTCGCCCCAAGGGGAAACTCCATCACCAATTTTTACTTGGCCTTTATTCTTGCCGTCAAGAGTTACGCAAGGTTCACCAACTTTTGGAATGTAAGTATTAGCAACTGCATCCCATTGAGCTTGGTAACCACGACGAAGTTGAATAAGGGTTTGTAAAGTTTTATTATTTGCCATTTACAAATTTCCTCCTTCTATATTTACATTGGAACTTCTCCGCCATCAATAACTTCATATGTATTACCATTATTGATATAAGGCAGATCATTCCAAGCATGAACGCCATCACCAACTTTTAATTTGCCAGTGTCTAATTCAAAACCCGGTTCACCGGGGCCTAAAAGAATATTCTTTTTAGTCCAAGTTTCTGCGTTTCCACGTTTAAAATAAAACTTTGACTTCATATAAACATCAGCCAATTAAACACACCTCCTTAGTCAATGCTACCGCCATCCCAAATATATGTATTATCAGGATCAGTTGGATCAGTACCTCCGCCAGTGCTTCCACCACTATTGGATTTTTGTTCTACCCAAGTGTTATCATCTTGATAAATATACAATTTTGATGTTTTAGGAATAAGAGCAGTACTACCAGGGAGCAATGAAATTGTTGGAATTTTTTCAATATCTTCAACAGAGTTAACTATGAATTTTTTTAATCCATAATTAACTTTACCATTTTGATGCGTTAAAGTATACATTTTATTGCCTCCTCTTTTATTACATCATTCTAAATAATATAAAAAAATATTCTTTATGAATATAGAAAATTGGCCTACTGAAAATCTCAGTAGGCCAATTAGATTAATAATTATTATAAGCAGTTAATAAAGCATCTAGCTATGTTTTAAAACTAGCATCGCCCGAAACAACTTTAGTGTTATTTCCTAATGCGGTTGCTATTGCATTAAACCAAACTACTAATCGTAGTGGGTTTGTATCATCAATAGAAGTAATTGATTTACTTAAATAAGTATTTATATACCCTGCGAAAGTATTTGCTTCACTCCTGGAATATTCATTCCAAGTAAATACGGGCCACCAAACCGCGTAATAAGTTATATTAGATGTTGTCGCTGAAACAGAAGGTGTCGCGCCTTTTTTATAAGTCGCGGTTTTTGCCGTAGACGATGAAGCCCAACCTTTAAAAATATAACCAGATTTAGTCGGAAAATTAGTTCCATTTATATTAAATGTAGAGTTTGTGTTAACAGTCTACGATCCTGGCCCACCAGAACCACCATTCGCATTATAAGTTACTGTAATTGTATTTCTACGCCAAACCGCATACACATTTTTATACACAGTATTGGTAGACGATACAGAATACGTCGTTCCAATATCAGCAGAAGAAGTACTAGATCCCCATCCTAAAAATGTATAATCAGTTCTTGTTGGAGTATCTAAAGTAATAGTTCGGCTTGAACTAGTGCTTGAATATCCTACTTGCTATCCTTCACTATAATTACCAGAACCTCCATTATAATGATAAGTTATATAAGTATAATAATAGATACGCTACCACATAGCATATAATGTATAATTATTTCCGCTATACACCTATAAAGGACTACTTATATTTACTGAAGAATTATTTGTACTCCACCCTAAAAAATTATAGCCAGAACGTGATGGAGTATCTAAATTAATATACCAAGGAGAACTCGTATTAGAAAAAGTATTCTAAACTCCATTACTATATTTACCAGAACCCCCATTATAATAATAGGTTATATAAGCATAAGATATATTCTATCTATAAAAGAATATAACATATTCGCAATCTGCTACTATATAAGTAGAATCAGAACTCCACACCGTGCCATTATTAGTATAGTAATTTAAACATTCAGATTTTGAATTACCAGGACAATAACCTAAATAAGTATAACTACTACCATAAGAAGGAGCGGTCATTCCGAAGCTACCCTAAGTCCAACTAGTTATATAACTTCCAGTAGTAACATTATAGCAAGCATACATCGGGTCAATCTCGGTGGAACCCCCACCTCCACCTCCGCCTCCACTGGAGCTACTATCAGTAGTTATAGTGCCAGTGCCACTTCCACCATTATGCCAACTTCCGCCAGTATAATAATCTATTTCCCAAGAATACTAATATGTAGTTCCCGGGCTTAATCCTGTAACTAAAACAAATAATGAAGAACTACTTGTTTCACCGCTATCTACACTTCTTCCATCTATAAAAATATACAATATTCTTTTTACATTATCAGAACTAATAGATGCTTCAAATATGGCAGTGGTATCAGAGTGACTAGTACAACTTACAGATGCCATTTGATTTCCTCCCTTTTATTTTAAAATTTTCTAAAAGCATTTTTAAATTGCGGTTTTCGGTCTTTGCGTCTGACGCCGGTCGGACCACATTCACCGCCACTTATTTAGACAAACAAAAATACTCCTAAATTTTGTCATCATGTTCTTCTACTCCGCAAACGCTAACCCGTAGGTTGCCTTACGCTACCTTCCGCCATCAAAGAACAATCAAACTCAATTTAAGAGCATCTTCTCGGTTTGTTTTCAGTATTCAATTTGGTTAGATTTAAATAGGAAATCTTACTTGTTCCGCGCCGATCAACATTAACAATAGTGCCAAATCACCTTATAATATAAATATCCTTACCTATTCTTAACCGCCCTTTCGTTGCGGTGAACGCCTTTTCTTTAGCCTGTTGAGAAAAGAAACTACATCGTTTTTTAAATAAACAACGCCGTCGCCATCTACGACCCTGCTACTTATCCAGGTACGATGAACAGTTTTTGCGATTACTCTAAAGCATACTGTTAAATGCTTTGGTCGGAGAGGAGGGAATCGAACCCACTCGGTCAACTCAGTGATCCGGTTTTACAGACCGGAGTGCCTACCTTAACACGCTACTCTCCGTTATTCAATACAGAGGGTTTTAATTAGGTTAACCCACAACCTCCGATAGTGTGTCTACTGGACCAAAGGAATGCCCGATCGCCACATTCCACTCTTTAGAAGCTGGACACTTTTAATCCTACTTCCTATCATACAAAAGGACTTATCAATGACTTTTATACATATTGCCTTTATTAACTTTATAAACAAATTAGCATTACCCAGTGCTACCACGAGGAGGTTTTGTTTTTAGCACCGCAGAGGAAGTGGGAGTCGAACCCACACCCAATGATTTAGAGTCATTTGACCTACCGTTAGCCGATTCCTCGAAACTCCTTAATTCAACTTGCGGAGTTTCCGCTTCATTTTATTAATGAGACGCTGATTCATAACTTCACCGTGGGAATACAACTTCGCAATGCGATTTTCATAATGCTCTTTAGTGCGACAAATCATAATTTTTCTCCTTAAATTGAATTTATGGCAGCGACGGAAGGATTTGAACCTTCGAGTACACGGGTCAAAGCCGTGCGCGTTTAACCACTTCGCAACGTCGCTATGATACAAGACACCAAAGAATTTCAATCAATTTATTTCATTCGTTTGTCGATTAATTCTCTCTTACCCCAAACAAACTATACCTTCAATAGGCAGACAAAAGCTATTAGTAAAACAATATCTCTGTATCTTCCATTATAGAAAAATTTTGCAGTTTGTGGTGTCTTTATTTAATTCAGTGCATTTTATTAGGTAGATTTCTGCGTTTCATCGTTTAAGTCTGATAAACCATAGCAAATGGGCAGTCATTACCTATGTAAAATACAGACCCCTAACTAACGACATTACAGCCGCCGGCTATCTGGGAGGATTTAACCAAGGCGTCATCTTGGATACCGGAACCCTTTGGTGTAGAATATAGGATTCGAACCTATAACTCATAAATGATTATGCGTTTTATCCACTTAAACTAATTCAACAAACACGAACGCTGTGCTCCACCATTACACTAATTACAGCTGATTATTGGAATCGAACCAATCTTGCGTTCGGTGGTACGGATTATTGGACTCGGACCAATGACCTCTTGGGTGTAAACCAAGCGCTCTAACCAGCTGAGCTAAACCCGCATATAAGCAACTCAATTAATAAAAGTTGCTATAAAATCCTTTTCAATCATATACATAGGAGCAGAAGCAAGACCACCATCATCAATCTTACAATACAGAATAATATCTTCTGCATTAGGATTAGAAGCACGAGCAATCGCTTTTACAAGTTCCTTATTGTCAATGGAATTATAATAGCAACCAAAATCAACAGAAGTCTTTTTCATTTTTATCAATTCCTTTCTCAACTTTCTATATATATTATATCTTATTTTTTATAAAAAATCAAAAAAGTTATTTCAAACTAGACACAATAGAAATCATAGTTTCAAGCTATGTGCGTTAACCATTACGCTAAAACTCAAAATGAGTTTACAGGATTTGAACCCGTATACCTTTCTAATGAAAGAATTGCTGTATGTGTCTAAATATGGTAGAAGACGTCGGATTCGAACCGCAATTCAAGCTCCCAAAGCTAGCGTGTTAGCCCTTACACTACGTCCTCTATATTATGGTGCCAAGAGGTAGAGTTGAACTACCATGACGAAATTATCAGTTTCGCATACTAACCGTTATATGATCTCGGCAAAGAAGAAAGTGGAGGTGGGAATTCACTTATAACTGCTCTTCAAAATACTCCCTACTTTTCTGGTTTTACACCCGCAGGCACGGAACACCCGTTCAGAGTTTATTGTCACACCAGCAAGACAAGATGCCTTTCACATCAGTTATTTCCTAATAACAAGACTAAATTATCAATACTATTGCTCTACCAATTGAGCTAACTCCCGATGGCCGGGAGCGAAGGACTTGAACCTCCAACACATAGTTCCCTTTATGATAAAGATTGCTGTTTTAGTCTTTAATTTATATATTTATTATAATATATTTTTTTATAAATGTCAAAAGATTTTATTACGTAGTTAAAAACGCATTATAGCCTTTTGATTTTAAATCATTGATTACTTTAATAGCATTTGCTTTAACAGAGAAAGCACCTACTTGGACTTTATAATACTTACCAATTTTACGAATATAAGCATTTTTATAACCTGCTCCAATAGTATCAGATAATGCTTTAATCTTCAATAAGAAAGCATCAGCATTAGATTTAGAGCCAAAAGCACCAAGTTGAACACGATAAATGATTTGCGGTTTGAGATAAATTGCCATTACATTATCTACGGCACGATCGCCCCAGTCTTTAGTAATACAAGTCCCGTTATGAAGAACCTTTGTGCTACCACCACCATCAAGATTAATAGCATAATCAACTTTTAGTGATAACAATAAATTCTACATTTCAGTAAAAGCCATACCAGGCTTTTCAATAGCAATCAAATAAATATTGGATTTATTGTATGCTAATACAGTTCTACGAGCTTTATAATCTAATTCTTTAGCATAAGTAATTTGAATTTTCTTACCCGCTTTAATTAATACAGGATAACCACTTACAAAATCTTCAAATCTTTCTGTTCCAATTATACCATATTTTAATTCGCCATTAATAATACCAAAACCTTCTTTATAAGAAGAAGTAGAATTAATGATTACTCCATTGTCCATATAATTAAAACAAGTGGCACCATTATCCATACTAAAAAAACCACCGTTAGTCAAAATAGTAGGCTTGACCGCACAACTATCATAGTATTGCTTTAAAGTCTAACGCGGTTGGGCGCATAAGGCCATATCTAACTTACTAATTTCTTCCTTTGGAATTTCAATGATTTTTACATATGAATAATTACTTGGAGAATATATCTTCATCGAATCACCTTCCTTAATATTTTTAAGGTTTTAATGATTTCTATTAACAAGATATACCCTTGGCACGGCTACTGAGATTCGAACTCAGATTATGACAGCTTATGGAGTTAAATATAAGACTCGAACTTATATCTTGAGCCATTCTTCGTCTGAAATATTTTTTATATCACTTTTTCTATAGGGTAAATTATAACTTTTGCACCATTTTCTAATGGCATTATCAGTTACGTTATATTTTTTGCCAATCTAAAGAAAAGAATTATTTCTAATATCTTCTTTTAATTTTTCTCTGTTTGGCCTTTCTACTTTTCTCTATGCTAGATTCGCACAATCTACGCAATATAAACTATTAGTCTTAATTTTTTTACCACACTTAGAACAAAAATATGAAATATTTTTACTTAATTTATTTTTTGCTAAAAATAAAGAATCTCTAATAGGATAAATTTCATTTTCTAAAACTTTCATCTGTCCTAAATTAATAGCGCTAATAGCTCTTTGAGATACATTAAATTTTTTACCTATTTCTTCTTCTGATAATAAACTATTTTTTAATAAATCTACTATTTCAAATAAATCTTTTTCTGAAATCTTAGAATTTATTTGATGAGAATCCTATCCTCCTGTAGTTAAATTATATCCTTTTTCCGGATTAGTTGAATCAAATAAAGAAATATAATATTTTTCTTTATCATTTAACTCATTTTTTAAACATTCTTCTAAAACTTCAAACTAAAAATTTTCAATTCCATATTTTCTTATAGCTTTATATAATGGATTATTATATTGATTACTATTCTTATTAAAAGGACGACATCTATGAGCAGTCCATCTGTAAGAAATATTAATACTCTATCCAATATAAACTTTATTATTAAATTTATTAGTGATTTTATAAATTCCAGTCATAATTTGCACTCCTTTAGAACTTTTTCTCTACTATATTTATAAAATTGGAGTGCAAAAATTCTTAAAATGACCCAAATTTTTCATTAAACTAATTTAACGAAGGCTGGTGCCATATCCAATTAGGCGATAGCCGCATATAAACAAGACTCATCACTCTTCTTAATCCCATATTAAGCGCTTATTAAAAGCAAAATTGCTGTATGAGTCTTTATTTACTTTAAGAAAGGAAATGCCATGACCATGGTAGGGCGGGAGAGAATTGAACTCATCAACAAAGGATTATAAGTCCTCCGTTTTACCATTAAACTACCACCCCAGATCGGCGAGTCAAGAAACCCGCGATTTCAACCAGTAAACAGACATTCGTTCTTCCGGTTGATTAGTCATTTCACCTTTTGACCCTAAGATTTCAGGATAAGACCAAACATATTCATTTGCAGTTTTTTCATCAGGAAACTCAACTTCTGCATAACAGAACTTTCCATCGACTTCACTAATTTCAATCAAATGATTAGGATTATAAATATCCTCAACCATATAATAATCCTTAATAATAGGATTATATCCTTCCTGTCGAGTTTTCTTAATCATTTCATAAAAATCTGCGGAAATTGGTGTTTCAACTTCCTCACGAGAAAGACCATCACCATATTTATATGTCATCTTATAATCAATCTGATTAGTTTTAAGATTAACGGCTTTCCGCACTCGAATCTCTTCAAGAACTTTACCATCATTATCAAAATCAATCATAAGATAAATCTGCTCAATCTTTTTATGACGAACACATTTTTCCTTCATCCAAGAAGGGATATTCTTAATATCAAACTTACGTTCGATTTCCATCCTTATACTCCTTTAACTCTTGGAAATAAGCAAGAATTTGTTCATTCTTATCAATAATTTCTGGACTATAATTATAATATTTCATGGAAGCAATTTGCTGTTCCCACTCAACAATTAGTTGATCTACTGTATATTTCATATCTTTACAACTCTTTCTTTAACTTTATATATTTATTATATATTATTTTTTTAATAAAGTCAAAAAAGGCCGGTGTAAAGTATATTCACTTTACACCGGCCACCGCATCAATAAAGATACTTGTCAAAGGTGTTTGCGACCTTAGTCAAAACAATAGATTTAATCGCACGCTCTTCCTTAGCCTTCTTAATAGCTTCTCCACGTTTCTCACTATCTTCAATCGTCCAAAAGTCATCGGGATCAACATAAACTTCAACCTTCTTCGGATCTGCAGTGATCATACCATGGTCAATCTTAATTGAATCAGGCGTTAACGCATAACGAATAGTTTCACTATCCATAGCATAGCCATCATACCATCTCTGATGATTAGAGTTAGGATTATTAATTAAATTAACCGAAGTGCTATAAGTGTTAAATACTTTACCATTTACTGTAGTAATAGTAATGTTAAAACGAACGTTAGAGGTCTGAGAGATATTAAGGTCTTCAAGAGTTTCCGCGACGCTATAACCTTGATTAAGCTCAAACACGATAGCACGAAGATAATCATAAGTCATATTAGTAGTGCGAGAAAAGTTTACAATATCTCGAATACCCTCTGCATACTTTTCATCAACCTTATCGGTGAGGTATTCAACAATCTCTTCCTCTGTTGGATAGGTAATCTTAAAATGATAATGAAAACGTCCCGGTCGATTTAATAGATAGACGTTAAGTCGATCAACTTCATTACAAGTAATAACAAAGAGCTTCTTACCATTGTCAAGACCATCAAAAAGAGAAAGCATTTCTTCCTGCGGAGATGGACCGGTATGCTCTTCAACATTGGAAGCGAAGTTTTTTTCAAATTCATCAAAGATAACTACAACTTCTTGTTCAATACTGGAAATAAAATCCGCAATACCAGGCATATAGGCGTTTGCCAAGAGTACAGGATATCCTTCATCAATGGCCTTCTGAGAAAGAATGCGAGCAAATAGAGATTTACCAATACCCTTCTGCCCACTTAGGATAACACCAAGATTGCGGTCTGAGTGCTTAAAAGAATTAAGCACTTTATTGACTTTAACTTCATGATTACCATAAATCTTTTCCTCATTGACCGCAAGGTCTGAACGAGAAGAAAGATAAAAACCTGCCATCTTATTAAAGCAGATTTCAAAAGACATAAGCGGAAGTCGCTTGTAAGTCTTAACGTCCTCACCATAAATCTGATAGCGAGAACCAGCGTTTACAATATTCATACTTAATCCTCTTAATTTAAAGTTTAATGGCGAAGGAGAGAGGATTCGAACCTCCGGGCCCCTAATGGGGCCAACACCTTAGCAGGGTGCCGCATTCAACCAGCTCTGCCACTCCTTCAAACAATATAATAAATTGAAGTATCAAATCCAATTCTTAATTTATCTTTAGATAAAGTAATAGAATTAGAATTCTTAATATCTTTTACAGGAATTAAATATTTATCTCCATTTTCACAATAACAAAATAATAAATCAGTTTTAGTCTCAATAACAGAATATAATGTTTCTCTACTAGTTCCACTTGTTGTTCTTAAATTACATTTAAAATTATTTCCTTTAGATTTTTCACTTGTATATTTAACCTAAACAGTCTATAATTTACCTTCTTTTTCAACAATTAAATCATAAAACTAACTATCATTTAAAGGAATACTTACAATATACTACTATGAAGTAAAATAGGCAATAGCCTGTCCTAAGCCAATATTACCTTTTTCATTTGTAGTCATTTTCACTACCCCTTTCATAATATATATAAATAGAATAATTTACTGTTTAAACAGATAATATCCTTGTTTAAGTCATATTGCACCCTCACCCAACATCTCAATTATTTTATTTTAGAGTTATTTAAATAAACGATCTCCTAAACGAAACCAAAACCATTTCTTTTCCGCTTCTTTTATTTTGTCATAACGATACACAAGGGGTTATTTAATCCAATGACCCACACCCCAACTCTCATAACTGCTACAAACAAAATATTTTCTATCAGGTTTAATCTTACTAAACAATCTCAAAATTCTTTGCTCCTGCTTATAATGAGAAGTTTCATTATTTACTTGATAATTAGCCCAATCAAGAATTTCTTGACCGCTAAAACAAGGATCTTTATAACTTAAAATATTTTTTATCCTAGCCTTAATATTATTTTCAGAAAATGAAATAGGAATATTGAACGTACTACTTCTATT